AGTTGGCAGTGGAATGGTGGTTGGTTAAGTGAAGCAGGGTTTATTGACTTTGCTGGTTCATCAATCGTTCACTCTGTAGGTGCATGGGCAGGATTAGTGGGTGCATACTTACTTGGTCCTCGTATTGGTAAGTATGTTAATGGTAAAGTTCAAGCATTACCAGGACACAATATGGCAATTGCTACACTAGGTGCTCTTATTCTTTGGATTGGTTGGTATGGGTTTAACCCTGGATCCCAGTTAGCAATGGATCAATGGGTTCCTTATGTTGCAGTTACTACTACACTTGCTGCTGCGGGTGGTGCTATTGGTGCTACTGTTGTTACTACTCTTAAGGATGGTAAACCAGATCTAACAATGATTATCAATGGTATTCTTGCTGGATTGGTTAGTGTTACTGCTGGTTGTGGTAATCTTACTATGGCAGGTGCATGGGTAGCAGGACTTGTTGGTGGTGGAATAGTTGTTTATTCTGTTGCTGCATTAGATTCTCTAAGGATTGATGATCCAGTTGGTGCATTCTCTGTTCATGGAGTATGTGGTATGTGGGGAACTATTGTTGTAGGTCTCTGGGGTTATGATGTTCAAGGAACTGGTGCTGGTATAGGACTCTTTACTGGTGGTGGTATAGGACAACTCTGGATTCAGATTGTTGGTGTGCTTGCGTATGCTATCTGGACAGTAGTTACTTGTTATATTACTTGGAAAGTAATTGGTGCTGCCTTTGGTGGTATTCGTGTTACTGAACAGGAGGAGATTGAAGGTCTTGATGTTGGTGAGCATGGAATGCAAGCCTATCCTGACTATGCTTTAGTCACTACAAAGTAATCATATAAAGATATAAGACCTCTTGCAATTGCAGGGGGTCTTTTTTTGTGATAAAATATACTATATAAGTTGCCACGATAGCGGATCCTAATGAAAAGGCTTATCGGACTAGCAGCACTTGCTGCATTAACATTACCTGGTTGTGCAGAAGCACGAACAAGACTCTCAGGAGCAGGTGCGTCTTTCCCTTCTAAGATATACCAAAGATGGTTTGCAGACTTTGCAAAAGAAGGAGGACATAGAGTAAACTACCAAGCAGTTGGTAGTGGTTCAGGTCGAAAATCATTCCTCGATGAAACAGTGGACTTCGGTGCTTCTGATGATCCAATGACACAGAGTGATATAAACAAAGCAAAGAGAGGACTAGTTCAGATACCCATGACAGGAGGCACAATTGCTTTCGGTTATAATATGCCTGGTTGTGATCTTAAACTTACCCAAGAGCAAGCAGTGCAGGTTGCTATTGGTGAGATAAACAACTGGTCACAGGTAGGATGTGAAGACCATGCAATGACTTGGGTATACAGGTCTGATGGTTCTGGCACTACTGCTTCATTCACTAACTCAATGAAAGCATTCAGTAAGAAGTGGAAGTTGGGAACAGGTAAGTCAGTTGCATGGCCTGTTGGTATAGGTAACAAAGGCAACGCAGGTGTTGCTGGTAATATTAGAAACACTATTGGAACTATTGGTTATGTTAATCAGTCCTACATTAAGGGTGAAGTTACTGCTGCTGCCCTTGAGAATAAGAGTGGCGAGTTCATTACACCATCAGTTGAGTCGGGTTCTTTGGCACTCATTGGTATTACACTCGATGAAAACCTCGCAGGGGCAGACCCTAACCCCACAGCAGAAGGTGCTTACCCCATTGCTACGCTTACATGGATACTTGCTTATGAAACTGGTAATGGTAGTAAGACTGAAGCCATAAAGACATCTCTATCAAAGTTACTCTCTACAGAGTATCAGGAGAAAGCATCTGTTCTAGGGTATGTTCCATTGAGAGGTGACATACTACAGAAAGCAAGAGATGCAGTTGAACGTATAGGAAATTAATTTGCTATATACATATACAATCGTTATGTCTGCAAATGGAAATTAAAGATATAAAATGGACTAAGTGGATCGCCATAGGAGTTGGTGGTCTACTTGGTCTTTCTCATTTAGGTATGATTGGTATTATTGCCAATAGAAAACCATTGAGTAGGTTCCCTCAACTTAACATCCCTGTGAGTGAGTATACTTCTTATGAAGTTGAAGCAGGAACTGATGGTTACAGAATAAAGTATCATGCAAATGATCCTAAATCTATGTTTACTACCAAGACTGTATCAGGTGGTGGTGGATTATTCAGTAAAGGTAAGAAGACTGAAATTGTACAAGAGTATACAATGGATGGTGCAGTGCATCATGATGGTCCAGTCTCTACAAGAAGTGCATGGATAGATCCATCAGCATTAACAGGAGAAGGCGAAAAGAAGCTTAGTGCCAAAACAATTGAGTGCATCAAAGCAAGAGGTAGTGGAGAAGGAACAGGAAGGATGGTCGGCGGGAGCGTTGGTGCTTCTGTTGGTTCTGGTCTTTCCTCTATACCTTTCGTTGGTTGGGTTTTGGCTGGTGCTGCTTCGATGATCGGCATGAATGAAGGTGCAGAGATCGGTGGAGATATAGCAGAAAGTTTTAGTGATGCATGTGTGGAAGACATTGACGAAATATAAGGTCAACTGTATAATAAATAACATATAATAGTTTAAACTTATTGATGAAGAAAATATTCATGCCTTTAATGGCAGCAGCGATGCTAGTGCCTTCTATGACACTAGCATCTTCTATTAGACCAGGATCTCATGGTCCTATGAAATCTTCACCACCTAGAAGTCCAAGGTGCATGGATGAGGAAGAAAAGTTTACAGAGAAATGTGAGATTACTGTTGATGAGACTGGTGTAAAAGCACAAGACTGGCATATTACTGATGTGGTACAATGGTCTACAGAGGAGAAACCTTTTAATGTAGGAGGAGCAATTGTAGGTGGTGCAGCAGGTGCTGGTGTAGGTTTTGCTGCTGGACTTGGTAGTTGTGCTATCATAGGACCATTCTGTTTACTTACAGCACCAGCAATAATGCAGACTGGTGCAGGAGTAGGAGCAGGTGCTGGAGGAACAGCAAGAGGAAGATTCTTTACTGTAGTTGGTGATGATGTTCAAGGTAATAGATTGATAGAAGAGTTCTGGATTCCTTCAGGTAAAAAAGTGAAGACATTATCTAAACAACTTCTTAAAACAACTGGACTTGCTGAAGGTGAGGTTAAGGGGTAGTTAACCCTACCTTTACATATGTTTACATAAGGTATAATTATAGGGGTCATAAGACCCCCTTTTTATTGTTCGGTTATCACTAGTGTAAAGTTTCTTTACAAAATTTTATATTTGCTATATAATTATGTTACGTTACTTAACAAAAGAACTCGATGACTTCATCAACGGTTAAAAAGTATACAGTAACTGAGTATGGCAAACAAAACATGTTTGCTGCTGAAGCAAAGCCTTGGGTTGACGAGAACGACAACTACGAAGGTTATGCTCTGAATGCTGAAAAAACCAATGGTCGTTGGGCTATGATTGGTTTCGTATCATTACTCGGTGCGTATATCACTACTGGTCAAATCATTCCAGGTGTATTTTAATGAACTACTGGAAGAACGCAGAGCAAATGAATGGTCGCCTAGCGATGATGGGTTTCTTTGCTGCCGTAATTAACTACGGTTTTACAGGCTGGGTAATACCTGGCATATTTTGAGATAAAAGGTCTCTTACAATTCTACCCCTATTACAAATCTAAGAACAATGACACCAGAAGCAGAAAAGTTTAACGGTTGGATGGCCATGATTGGTTTCGTCGCAGCCTTCGGTGCTTACGCAACAACAGGTCAAATCATTCCAGGTATCTTCTAATGAAAAATCAAAGTAACATTTTCCTAAGAGCACAAGGACGTGCAGCAATGTTGGGATTCATTCTATTGAGTGCATCTTATCTTGCAAATGGTCAAATCATTCCAGGTATCTACTAATGGCAAAACAATCTACAAAGAACAATGCAAAAACTACAGAGCAAAATGTTGACTTCTCCATCGCTGAAAGGTGGAATGGTATTGCTGCTATCGTCGGTTGCACTGCTGCCTTCGTTAGTTACAGCTTCACTGGGCAACTCATTCCTGGTATAGTTTAGTGCTTGGATTGAAGAAATCTCATTTAGTAAAACTATTCATAGTGTTAAATCTTCCTGTGGTGGTTCTTACTTGTGCGATTTCTTCTTTCTATGGTATAATTGCCTAGTCCAAAACTTTACATAACTAAATAATTACTCGTAAGTTATCAGCATATCACAATAAATGGGTGAACTTCAAACCGCAGTAGATACATTCCCAATTTGGAAGGCAATCCTTTGGATCTTTTATCCAATGGCAGCACTTGTAATAGTTGAATTACTTCTACGTGGTTTTGATGACGACGATGACGACGATGGTGGTAAAGGAATCAGAATCCGTCAACAGGAAATGGTTCCAGCATATGCACCATCACCGTCATGATAGATTATTCACATCATTATTGGAGATTTGCTGAGAGATGGAATGGCCGTCTCGCAATGATCGGAGTAATTATTCTAACTTTAAAAGCATGTATCAACTAATTTTTGTTGCAGCAGTAGCAGCAACCGCATACACAAACGGATTATCATTCGTTTTTAATTAAAATCACAGCTGAGGAGCACAAGCTTAAATGACTCGTTTAAAATCAAAGATTCTAGAGATCCCTGTGTCAGCACATGGAATCCTAGAATTTGCATTCTTCTGTGGAGTAGGATTCACGGCAGGTTCATTAGGATTAATTTAACATACAACACGTAATGATAAATCTAGCAGAAACATATCAAATGGTTGTTACTATGGTAATTGGTGTTATAATGGTAACGACACTGTTCATGACTATGATGTCATACATGATGGAGGATTAATGTGAACGATACCCTGACAGAAGAACAATTAAAATTGAGGCAACAGGTCTTAATGATATTGTTTAAAGAATTTGGAAAAGGAAAATATTCTAACCAATCCATTTACGAATGTGCAGACGAATGGATAGAGAAAGGTCATAAGATATCAGCAGGTATTGTCAAATACTATGATGCGTATTATAATAAATAAATTCACTAAATTATTTTAAAGTGACAATTCATAGAATTAGGTTATCAAAAATGCAAAAAATTATAAATGTATTCGCTGTTGCGTCTTTCGCTGTATCTAGTGCCATTGCTGTTAGTGGCGTATATGTATATGTCAACAGGGATTCCATCATTGATGGCATTAAATCACAAGTTATGGGAGGCATTGCGGGAGGTGGTGCTCTAGGTGGCGGTGCTCTTACAGGAGATGTAGGACTTCCTATGGCAACTAATCCTCCTGCTGCTGCACCACAATCTGCTGGACCTGAACTTCCTGATTTCTAAATAGAATGAGTTACTCTTATTCTTATGCCTGACGAAATAAAGGAAGAAGTGGTGGAAGAAAAGAAAGAAGATAAGAAAGGTTTCTTTGGTAAGATGAAGTCTGCTATTGTTCCCGATGCAGAGGAACAAGCAGCAATCATCAGTACATTCGTACGTATTACTGTACTTGCCTGGTCGGGTGGAATTTTGACTTTAAATTACGTCGCCATTCCAGGTGTTCCACAACAAAAAATAGATCCAACATTTATAGCTTCGGTTTTTACAGGAGTTTTAGCTAGCTTTGGAATTCAGACTGCTAGTAAGAAGGGTGATGGAACAATGAAGATGGATAAGAATGGTAATGCAACTAATGGTAATGGTGGAGCACCTGGTGTTACTGCAAAAGAAATTGAAGCGATCATAGCGAAAGCTGGTCCTACTCAAACTATTCGTATTGAGCAAGCACCTCTTAAAATAATCGGTGTTTCTGATACTGATAATAAAGATTCTTACAAATTATAAACTATGTGGAACATAAACATTAAAGGAGCATTCGACAAAGTAGTTGAATGGGACAAGGCATTTATTAAAAAGTGCCAAGACAAGTTTGGATGGACTGACTATCAAGTAACTTGTATTGCATTTGCCAAGGGATTTGTTATCGGTGCAATCCTTTTATAAATAACTTATAACAAGAGTTTATACAGAAATGGCAAGGATTTTACCAGTAGGACAGAAGGCAGCATTAGCAACAGGAAGTGGTCAAGCAACAAACTTGTCCAATTCTACTGTTGTAAGAATAGTAGCAACTGCTGGTAATGCGGTTGTATTCAGAACGGATTCATCTGGCAATATTATTGGGTCTTTTACTCAACTCAATAACACTGTTGAGTATGTTGAAAAACAACAATACGATAAAATATATGTTACAGGGAGTGCTGTTGAAATTTCAGCAGTAGGATTTACAAATTAGAATATCATATCAACACAGAGTGTTGGAGTCCACACTAAACTAGGCAAAAATTACTAGTGTATGCTATAAATATGGTTAGTATGGGATTGAAGGATCATGCCCCTAACGCAACAAAAGCATTACACTGTCGGTTATCACGACAATCAATTACAACATTATGAAATCTGCGAGTACGCTGTAGATTCATATAATGCAATAGCAAATTCTAAAGAGGATGTCCCTTATTTAAAGGAGCATCCTCATTTTATTGACTACTGTATAAATGAAGAGATTAAAAATATCTCTAATTTTATGGCAGCAGGTATACCTATGGGACATTAATTATGAAACATGAAATAATGTGGTGGATGAGTAGACTCACCATCATGGGAACTTCTTTAGGATTATCAGTATGGCTTGCAGCACAAGCATATGTTTAATCAATTAATACATTGGACAGGGGAGAACATGAACACCCTTGTCCTTTTTAGTTGGGTTATATTTTTGCCTATAGGATTCATGTCAATAGATGCACCAAGAAATCCTCATAGATATCACCATAAATGAGTGAGGTAGTCTGGTCAATAAATATTTTGTTAGCTATACTTCTTGTAGGAGTATGTGTTACAATATACTGGATATTCAAATACGATGATTGGAATCCTAACCCCGTTACTGATATCCATGTCCCCGAATCAGATGGTTCAGGACATAAGGAATTGGGAAGCAGAACAGAATAGAACTCCCGCAGAAGAATCTATAAATAGATCACTAGACCTTTGGGAGACAGAAGATGGGCAAGATGGTTCCACCGAGCAGGAAGAGCTGCTACAACTTCCGAGTAGTGTCGATAGACAGGGTGCTAGACGGAGACACGATAGATGTCACCATAGATCTTGGATTCGATTTATTCAAGAAAGAACGGGTAAGAATTGCGGGTGTGGACACACCAGAGAAGAGGACTAGAGATTTAGAAGAGAAAGCATTAGGACTTGATGCTACTTATTGGATGAAAGCAAAACTGGAGGACACAATTGCAGGAGATGAAGAACTCACTATTAGAACTGAACTTGTCGGTGGCATGGGGAAGTATGGCAGGCTTCTTGGTTGGTTGTATATTGGCGAAGATACTGTTTCCTTAAATGAACAAATGATTACGGAGGGTTATGCTTGGGAATATGATGGCGGCACTAAACAGAAAAATTTTGAGGAGTTACGTGAAATTAGGCGTTCGTTTGGGACACTGGTCGAGTAATGATCAGGTATACATAGATTTACACGGTAAAACAGGTAGGCGTGTATACGCTGAATGGTCTATACCTACGGAGGAATACGAAAACTATGGACATACAAAAGGCAGCTAGTACAGTTACTGCAGTAGCAGTTGTTGGTACTGGTGCAGTAGTAGGTGGTAATCATCAGATCGATAAGATGCAAGGTGGTCCACAGAAGAGACAGAGTGAACAGATAGAACAGATAAGACAGGTAGTAAGAGAAGAAGTATATCTTCAGATGGTTAATGCTTGGCCGAAGACTAGTGGACCTGTTAAGGGTCTTGTAATCCCTAAACAAGATTATCGTGAACAAGTCCCCCCACAGTAGTAAGGATAGGGTTATTGACCTTATAAGGTTTGTAATCTTTTTTCAGTTAGCAATAGTAGGAGCAACTATATTTGGATGTTTTATGCCTGGTAAGATATGTGACTCTGATGTTAAGCAACACATTGCTAACATGATGACTGTTATAACTACTTCTACATTTGCATTATATGCTGCAGAAAAATGAAAAATTTACCAATCCCATTACTCACATTCTTAGCAGCACAAGTAGGTGCAGCAGTTTGGTGGGGTGCTCAAATTGATGCCAAGGTAAAACTTGTTGAAGAGAATAGAAGATATATTCAAGAGGTTGTAATTCCTTCCTATGAGATCAGTGACAGTTGGGATAACCCACACTATAACAACTGGTTAAAAGCAGGTGGTTGGAAAGATAAGTAATGACTGACATTACAGAAAAGGATTCAGAGCAAGATGTAAAGATTGCTGTCATTGATAGCACTCTTGAGAATGCTACTCGTCGTATGGAATTGATTCATAAGAGAATTGATAGGACAGACGAGAGGATCACTAAATTAAATGAAGATGTAAGAGAAAGAATACGAGCACTAGAGAAATGGGTATGGGGTGCTGGTGCTGTGCTTACTGCCTTTATTGTTATAGGAGGTATTGTAGGTGACTTAAATATTATTCCTGACAGAGAGGTGATAGAAAATGCATCCTAATGGTTATACTAAAGAAGATATTAAAAGGATCTTAGGAACTTCTTGGCCACAAATGCCTGAAGATCATGAGACTGGTAATGAGATGAGAAGAAGAAAGGGTAATGAGATGAGAGCAGGGTTGAGACCTTATCCCACATATCCTGCAAAGAAGGTAGGTCCAAACTTTGATGAGAATGGAAAATATATTTACCCACCAGGTTCTGGATTTAATTATATGGACAGATTAGATCCTAGTTCTGAATGGGGTGGCAAAGTATCATGAGTGAGATACGTAATATACCCATTGTTGATTCAGGTATACCTTACACTGATACAGTGTATCCAGTAAATGTAAACGGCATACCAGTAACTAATACTAATCTAATACAAGTAGCTGGTCCTACTAACATACAAGTAGATGGTAATAAAATACAGTTTGTGTCAAATATTCAATCAACAGATACAAATATAAAACCTATTGGTGTTAGTGCTATTGCTGATGCTAGAGTATGGATGACAGAACCTCCACAAGCAATCCCTCCAACTGTTCCTGTTACTGTTCTTGCTGGCACTCCTATAGTTAACATGCCAGGTTGTGTGAAGGTTCACAAGGAGAATGTAAAGCAGAGATCTAGAAATAAAATGTTGGTCGATGATGACCCTAAAGGTAATACAGTATTGTGTGATGCAGGTGCTCCTTATTATGATCCAGCAGACTATGATTATAGAGGATTAAGTTGGCAGACTGTATATCAAGATTCAGAAGAAGCACCTGAAGGTATTGATACTGGAGATCCACCTACACCTGAGATACCAGATGCTCCATCACCACCTGAAACACCAGGTGAAACTGCTGGAAAGGTAGAGTGTCCTCCACCCAATGCAAGACGCATAGGAGATTTGAATCAGGCAGGAACAGAAAAAGTTATTGGATATAAATTAACTCCTGACGGTAAAGTTTGTGAGACACAATGGGAAGAACTAGGTGTTGCTGAACTATATCTACCCAGTGTTCCTATTGTATCTACTACTGCTACTATTGCTCTGGTTGCGACAAGCTCTGCCCTACTTGCCAAACCCCTAGCAGATCTGCTCCTGAAGGTTGTGAAGCCTGTGATAAAGAAGGTCGTTGCAAAGGTAAAGAAGATAATGGGAAAGACAGACCCTGTTCTTTCAACACGGGAACGGATGCTTGCTCAGAGAGATCGGAATCGGGCTGTAATGGAACTTCGGAAGGCACTGAAGAAGTAGAGTCATTATTAGGAGCAGTCCACTGTGGTTGTGGTATCTGGTGTTCATGTGGCATTATCTTTCCACCAGGTGCAGTAACAATTACGTCAGCACATACACTAAAGTATGGTGAGTCTGGATGGAACATTATACCTTGTTTTTTGAGTTCACCACAATTTTTTAATCTTGCGATCTCAAAGTCTAATCTTTTGTTAGCAACTAATTGAGCAGCCATAGCATTTTGATTTGCTGCAGCCTCATGGCACTGCCTCATTAGTTTTCTATTCAGTGGTATAGAGAGTGTACCAGATAAACCTACGTTAAATGATTGGTTTGCTCTCATATCAGTACGCACAGGTTTAAACCATGATGGTGTCATTTCTCCACCACTATCAACTACGTCTGGAACACCATTAGCACTGTCTATATCTTGAATTATACTTATATCTGATCCATCAGGGAACCACCTAATTGTTTCTCCAACAGTATTACCATCAGTTCCATCAGAGACATATGTTCTATCATCATACCAGTCTTCCCAAGGATAGTTCTTGACAGTAACATATGTTGGAACCATCTTACCTGTAGCATCAGTAGTATTATATTGCGGTTCGTTATAGAAGTCTTCCCAAGGATCCTTTCTACTATCTGCAAACTGAACATAGGGTGTAAGGTTAAACGTGCTACCTTGACACTGCACACCACCACCATAGGTGTTAGTTATGTATGGACCTTGGAGTACTTGAATTGCCTGGTTCGTGACTGATCCAGAAGAGTTGGCGATAGGATTAGCAGTAGCACTAACTCCACCAACACCCTGTGCAAGTGCTACGTTTGGTGTCAAAAGACTACTTAAAGTTGCTATTGAGTAAAGGTACTTGTTGTATCTGTGACGCTTTGTATGCTTGTTACTCTTTGTATTACTGTCTGATTTGTCATTCCTGGTCCAGAATATGTCTGGGTAAATTGAAAGGCTCCACCAGGTTCTGCTAGTGTGAAATTGTTTTGAGCGTTGAAGTTTAAAGAATCGAACGAAGAAGTTGTTGCTGCTGCGGTTGCTCCTGTTTCGTCTGACCCCACCGTTGGTGCGACTTGCACTGTTGTTGTGGTCACATTGGGGTTGAGGGCTGCACCATTGTTTTCTACGCCTACCCCAGTCACTGAGTATTCCCATCCTGTCCTATAGTCAATTGAGTTTATAGTTTCCGTGACTGTCGATTCAGTCTCGGTGTGGCTCGTCATTGAGCCTTGTTGGAAGTTGGGTACCACTGGCACTGCTCTTACAGCACCAGCACTACCTAATGTCAACACTAATATAGTTATAAGCCTTTTCATAAGCTAGTTTCCTAGTTGATTGACAACTCTGTTACAAATTGTCCTGTAGCTACTGTGCCAGCTCCACCAGCCGTTACAGTCAAAGCACCTTGACTAGTTACTGTACCAGCTAAAGATCCAGCAGATCCAGCAGCAGTAGACAACTGATCACCGTATGCCGAAACATCACCAATGTCAGGTCCAGTTGTATCAATCGCATCACCTTGAGTAAATGCCTGAGTGAAGCTGAACGATTCGCCTGGATCATCCTGAACTGCCGCTATAGTTCCAGGAGCATATACACCTGAAGTTATAGTTCCAGCACTAATTGTATTAGCAGTGGTTCCGTCAGTTGTATCTACATTATTACCAGTGATACTGAATGAAGATCCAATTCTTTGCATCTGTGTTGCAGCAGCATTAACTTGTAGTTGAACACTAGAAGTCATTCTGGATGTCATATCAGCTTTAACTGATGGTGCTACCACAGCACCTGTCATCAATAACATTACAATAGGTAAGAATCTTTTCATTCTTTGAGACACTAAACCTATCTCTATATATAACGCAAAAATACTTAATGAATTGTTAAGGTATCCTGTGATACATCCATACTTAAAAATTGACTTGCTAAATAATATAGTTTTATCAAAAAATAATGACAAGTCTGATTGACCCAAAAAAATATACCAAGACCGTTGACCTATTGAGGTCATTTTTTTTGTCTAAAGGTTTTTTAGAAGTTCATACTCAGAATCGTTTAAGTATACTTGCTGCATGTGAAGATCCAGAAACAGTAGCCACCTATGAATACAATGGTGAGGTATGGCCATTACCACAGACAGGTCAGATGTGGTTAGAATATGAATTACTTTCTAATCCAGAAGCACCAGGATTCTTCTGTGTGTCAACCTCTTATAGACAGGAACCAAATCCTGTTCCAGGAAGACATGAAGTTATCTTCCCTATGTTCGAGTTTGAAATGCACGGAGGTGTAAAAGAACTTGAAGAGATGGAGATAGAGTTATGTGAGCATTTGGGTATACCTGTAGAACCACTACAAGTAAAAACCTATGAGCAATGGGGTGATTTATTTAATGCAAAAGAACTTGACCATGACCATGAAAAAACTATTGGTCGAGGTATGATTACTAAGTTCCCTGAGTGGACATCACCATTCTGGAATATGGCAAGATATGATGATGGTAAAACCAGTAAGAAGATTGATGTTATCCTAGATGGTAAAGAAACTATAGGTAGTGCAGAACGCAGCACCGATAAGGAACAGATGCGTGAAACATTCCATACTATTTCTAATGGTGAATATGCTGGTCTACTCTTTAAATTATTTGGTAAGGAAAGAGTCGAGAAGGAACTCGATGAATTCCTTGAGTTCGATTTCTTCCCCAGATCAGGTGGTGGAATTGGAGTAACACGTATTATGCAAGCCCTACCTGACTAGGGCATTCAATGTAAGGTGGTGAAATGGTAAACACATCTGTCCGTTTAACAGACGATTCCTTTGCGGGGGTCTTGGAGGTTCGAGTCCTTCCCTTACAGTTTTAAAAAGACTATTTATAAAGTGGCACAGGCACTTGCCAAATACTTAATATTTCGTTATAATAAATAACATCGGGTGAGCATTTGCTAACCCACTATTCCCCCTAACCGAGATCATGGGGTTAAAATATCTCTCATATCCACCAGTAAAGGGATTGGTGGAAATAATCGTATCGCTTCTACCCTTTGAAGCCCTACTATTTAAATTGTCCTATTATGACAACTCTACAAAAAAGGGAACAAGGACTCCTTTCTGGATGGTCCGAGTTCTGCGAGTGGGTCACAAGTACTAACAACCGCATCTATGTTGGTTGGTTCGGTGTCTTGATGGTTCCTTGCCTTTTAGCTGCTACTACATGCTTCATCGTAGCATTCATTGCAGCACCTCCTGTCGATATCGACGGAATCAGAGAGCCAGTTGCTGGATCTCTTATGTTTGGAATCTCAGCATACATGGGAAGACAGTGGGAACTATCATACCGTTTAGGTATGCGTCCTTGGATCTGTGTTGCTTACTCAGCACCTGTATCTGCTGCTTTCGCAGTATTCCTTGTTTACCCATTCGGTCAGGGTTCATTCTCTGATGGTATGCCTCTAGGAATTTCTGGAACATTCAACTTCATGTTCGTGTTCCAAGCAGAACATAACATTCTTATGCACCCATTCCACATGGCTGGTGTTGCTGGTATGTTTGGTGGAGCATTGTTCAGTGCTATGCACGGTTCACTTGTTACATCTTCTCTAATCAGAGAGACTACAGGACTAGATTCACAGAACTATGGATACAAATTCGGACAAGAAGAAGAAACATACAACATTGTTGCAGCACATGGATACTTTGGTAGACTTATCTTCCAGTATGCTAGCTTTAATAATAGTCGTAGTCTTCACTTCTTCCTTGCTTCGTGGCCTGTGATCTGTGTATGGTTAACCTCTATGGGTATCTGCACAATGGCATTCAACCTTAACGGTTTCAACTTCAACCAGTCAGTCGTAGACACATCTGGTAAGGTTGTTCCTACATGGGGTGACGTGCTTAACAGAGCAAACCTTGGTATGGAAGTTATGCATGAAAGAAATGCACACAACTTCCCTCTTGACTTAGCATCTGCTGAGACATCTGAAGTTGCACTTGTTGCTCCTAGCATCGGTTAAATATAACTGACCATATAAAATGAGAGAAGACCCCTTTACAGGGGTCTTTTTTTATGCTATGTTGTTTAAGTCTTACAAAAAGAACTATGGCAAGATTAACCAAGTTTAATCAACTTGAAGGAAGTAGAAGTAATGCAACTGAACTGGTTTATGATGATGGAAGGAAACTTCTTATTTCGTATGAAACATTAGTTGGTGGTTATCATCCTGACTTAGGGTGGGTAAGGACTTCAAAAACTTATAGCATTTCTACGGATAAGCATATAAGAAATTATTTTAATAATGTTATAGATCCCCAGATGGTTTCTGAGGATATTTTAGAAAAACTAAAAGTTGGTTAAGAAAATTAAAAGACCCTAAATTACTTTAGGGTCTTTTTTAATGCATGGAATTAGATGATCAAGTAGAATTAAGTCATCTGTTATTATCCGAAAGGGTATGTAGAGTTTGTGGTGAAGAAAAGAATCTGATAGATGGATACTACAGAACACGTAAGAATACTACTCTTGCATCTTCTTATTCATATGAATGTAAAGAATGTACTGTTAAAAGAATTACCAAGAGTAGGAAAAAAGGTGTAGGATTTGAGAAATATAATAATATGCTAGTAGAACAGAATAATCAGTGTGCTATCTGTAAGACCCTACAAGCGGGTGGAAACTATAATTCCTTTATGGTTGATCGTAATTCTGTTACAGGGGATGTGAGGGGTCTTCTCTGCAAGAATTGCAACAATGCCCTTCGATCTGTGGGGGACAATTTGCACACACTGGAAAGTATGATACAATATTTGCAACACTATGAATAAAGTATGCTTTTACTTTCTTATCTGGCGTTGGGTGTAGTGCTAGGAATCTGTGCTACAATCTTACTAATGAAATGGTATAACCCACATGACTGATAATACAATCACAATAGGAAAGGTAAAGACTGTGTTCAGCACATCTGAACCTGATCAAGTTCTCATACAGTATGAGGATAAAGTTACTGCTGGTAATGGTAGGAAGGTAGATTTTCCTGAAGGAAAGGGAAGAGTTTGTTGTGAGATCTCTGAATTTCTTTTTGAGAAACTTGAAAAGAAAGGGATAAGAACCCATTACATCAGCACAATCCCTGTAAGTATTATGTCTTGTAGGAAGGTTGAGATTATTCCGATAGAAGTTGTGGTAAGAAATGTTGCTGCTGGTTCTATTGTCAGACAAACAACACTAGAGGAAGGGCAGATTATTAATTGGCCTTTGGTTGAATATTATCTGAAGGATGATGAGAAGGATGATCCATTACTTACAGAAGATCGTATTAGTTTGATGGGTTATGGAGATGTTTTAAAAGATCTAGAATACACTGCAAGGGAAGTTAATTCCCTGTTAAAATCTATCTTCTATGATATTGGTCTTACACTTGTTGATTTTAAATTGGAGTTTGGATATGATGCTGACCGCAATCTACTCTTGGCTGATGAACTATCACCTGATTCGATGCGACTTTGGAAAGAAGGAACTAAAGAGAGTTTTGATAAGGACTTGTTTAGAAAAGATAAAGGTGATATAGTAAAGGCATATCAATATATAATAAGTAAACTAAAGGAGGCAGATTCATGCACGGAGATCTAGAACCTGAAGAACATCATTGGCCTAGGGGAGAGCATGTAAATGATCTATGGGATGACATGGATCGACTTAACGCATTATACGAAGAGATGATGTGGCCTCATGATGATGTTTTAGAATTTGTTCCAGACCATGCGAACGATAGAATCATCATTAAAAATAAATCTATGGAGGAGAGAAAGCAAGATGGCAAACAATCTTGATGAAAAAATTGATACGGCAAATGATCGTATCAAAGAACTTCAAATCCTCATTGAGCATTGGAAAGATGCTCTTAAAAATCAATCTAACAATAAATAAAATTTTTGAATACCAATGCCAGAAAACATGAATTTCACCGTATACTCAAAGGACGGTTGCCCATATTGTAGTAAGGTAGTTGAAGTATTAAAGTTGACAGGATTAAAACATGTGGTATATAAATTAGGAGAACACTTTGATAGGAAAGCATTCTATGGTCAGTTTGGTGAAGGATCTACCTTCCCTCAAGTAGTAATAGATGGAACCAATCTTGGTGGATGTACAGAAACTGTTCAATACTTAAAGGAGAAAAAATTAGTCTGATGAAAAAACTCAACGACTTTGAAACTGTTTATGATATGATAGAACATGCCCTTGAACTTTCGTATCAGGGTAAGATGCAATTGAAATTTTATGAGTTTCTAAAGTATCGTAAGACAACGAGGGCAGAGGTTGATGCTTTCCTTCAGAGTTCTACCGCAAAGGAACTTGGGAAGGAAGTATTAGACCTTGAAGAATATATTAAAGGGGGTTCTGATAATGACCATAAGCAATTGCGTGAGGCATATCATCACATTCCCAAACCACAAGCAAGAAAAATAAAAAATTATTTGGCCAAGATCCTTGAAGATGCAGTGAGGTATCGACATGACAAAAGACCAGGAAGAAGAAAAAAGCAATCTAAATAATGACAAACCTCAAATTAATAGAGGTGTAGAATTACTTTTAAGAAACAGGAGAAGAAGTCCACCAAAACCAAAGACCTTTCAAGTAAAATTTGGAAAGTTAATTGCACTCTGGAATAGAGAAATTGTTTTTCACTTTGATTTTTACTTGGACATCCGAAAAAAATAACCTATCTGGAGCAGTGCCATGTCAGAAACACTAGTAGTATCATTGACACTTATGACAGTAATGTCTATACTTGCATTATTAGTAGGAGGTATGATAGGATGGATGGCAAGACAACATTCTTATGAAACAACACCTCAAGTAGTGTATACTCATCCAGAAATGTTTGATGCAAATGGACAATTAGTTCCCGATGAAATTTTAGCCCTAAGAATTGAAACTCATGACATCGACACCGACGACGAAGACGACTAAGAAGAGAGGTAGACCTCGTAAAACTGAAACTGACGGTCCTAAACTACCTTCTGCTTCTAAAGCAAAGAAGAGAACGACTAAATCAGCACCTGCTATTGATTCTCTACCATTAAATCCTTTTGTGTTTGAGGTATTGGATCTTGCTTCTCAACAGAAGACTTCTACCAAAACAGTAGAAGCACTTAAGCAGTATGAACATGACTGCATAAAAATGATTTTTCTTTGGAATTATGATGAGTCTGTAATCAGTCTCTTACCTCAAGGAGAGGTTCCTTATGGAGAGACACAAGATCAAACCGTATATAAGGGTAGTCTATCAGAGAATCTTTCTAGAGAAGCAGCAGGTGGCGAATCAGCAACTGGACAAGACCTTGATGGTAGAGGTAAAACATCTTTAAGAAGAGAGTATGAGAACCTATACCATTATGTGAAGGGTGGAAATGATAGTCTTACTACAGCACGTAGAGAGATGATGTTTATTAATCTTCTACAGGGTCTTCATCCTAGAGAAGCGGAAGTGTTAATTTTTACAAAAGATAAAAAACTTGGTGACAAATATGCCATTACATTAGATCAGGTAAAAGAAGCTTATCCTGATATAGTATGGGGAGGTCGTTCATGACTGCTCCAGTAGCACAAGCACCAGTAAAACAGGAAGAGAAACAAGAATCTAAAATCCAACCATCTGATTATTCTTGTGAAATTCTTTTAGAAAAAACCACAGAGGATAAGGCAAACGATAAGTCCTTTCCAACTGATGCTTATCTTGTTAGATATGTTGAAAATGGAACACAGCATTTGGATGTGACACGTTGTTACAAAATGGTGAATATTTTTGACATGTATTATGATAAATATGGCAAGGATTCTATTAAGGCAATAGACTTTGGACATGGTACAATTAAACCCAGTCAATATGGTTACAAATCCCCTGAAAAAAAGAAGAGGAAGAGGAAACTATGAGTAAAAATAACATGGACAATGAGATGTTGAGATCCCAAATCAACGATATCATTGAAGGTGAGATTCAAAATGGAATTAATGATTATCTAGAAGATAAGGAAGAGAAAAAGAAAAAAGTAATGGGATTTGTTGACCCTGATGAAGGATCACAGTTAAATGTGAGAGTATCAAATGATGAAGTTGATAAGATTATGAAAGAGTATAAGAGAATTAAGAGACAAGAGAAATCTAATTTGAATCAAGTGAAGAAGATGGGGTTACTTGATAAAGATGGCAATCCTTTATGACTGAAAAGATTGATACTCAAGGGATGAGTGGTCCTGTTGATCCCAATTATAAATCAACTGGAAAAGCACAACCACATAAACCTATGGAGATACATCCTATGAGGTTGTTCACTCCAGAATATGTGAAGGAGATGAAGATTCTTATTAATGAGGTGTTGGATGAGCGTGAGTATCAACGTAAGTTAAGAATGAATTACGATGATCCAACACCACCTGGTATTTCTTACTTTGATACTGAACACTTTAAGCATCGTATCAATGAACCTGAACCACCTTACCCTATTTAAAACTAATGAGACTAGGTGTTATGTGTTCTGGAAACGGAACCAACTTCGAGAACATAATTACTAATCCTATATGTAATACAAATGAAGTTGTGTTGATGATACACAACACTAAACAATGCGGTGCTGTTAAGAGAGCAGCAAAATTTGGTATCCCTCATGTGAGGATACCACATAAAGATGAAGATAGAATGATAGAAATGTTCAAAGCATGGAATGTAGATCTTATAATTCTTGCAGGATATATGAGAGTGATTAAAAATCCTTCTAAGTTTCCTGCTCCTATCATTAACGTGCATCCATCATTACTACCAAAGTATAAAGGATTAAATGTAGTAGAAAGAGCAATGGAGGCAGGTGAGGAAGTTACTGGTTGTACTGTCCATTATGTTAATGAAGAACTTGATGGCGGTGAAATAATTCTTCAAGGAGAGGTTCCTATTTTACCCGATGATACTGTAGAATCATTAACTAAAGCAATTCAAAGAAAAGAGTACGCACTTCTACCAACCGCAATCGAACATGTTAAGCACAAATTATAGAAATAGAATCGTAGACATCTGTTGCCGTATGATATCCACAGATGGTGAAGTGGAGTTGAGTGAAAGAATATGGATGAATAAATTGTGTGAGCACAATCGACACGCAAAAGAATTAGCAACTAGTATGTTGTGTCCTAATACAATGGGTGAAGACGTTAACTATTATGAATAGTGTATCAGGGAATACAAACAAACTTGCCTATATAGTATACTTGTGTTATCATTAACACATATCGTTCATCCCAGAAGGGACGCAAGTAAGCCGACTCGGAACGGAATCGTTCATCCTCTATAGAGGACGCAAAAGCCGACTAAAGGAACGGATTAAAACCCCTACTACTTTGGAGTAAAGCCAATGGCAAAAGTCACTTACCGTGGAGTCGAGTATGACTCTGCTGATTACAACAAAAAAGTGCTTGCTGAAGCAGCACAGCACAGAAACTTCGATCTAATGTATCGAGGAATCAAAGTGAAGAGCAAGGCAGTTCCTTGCAGTTAAGATAAAGGGGGTTTACACACCCCCTTTTTTAATGTATAATTATTGAAAAGGGTATACTTATGACACTACATATGAGAGAACAATTAATCAGAGCAGTATTATCTCATGCTCATGGAGAGATTGAAAAGCATAAGGCAAATGTCAATGTTTATCTTGAGCATCCAGCAGGTATAGGTGAGCATTCAGATATTACAGAAGCAATTCAATGTGAGTTAGATAAGATTGCAAGGTATCATGATCAAGTAGAAGTTGTAGAAAAATATTTTGCTTCTAAAAAGTAAATGGATAAAGAAAAATTGAAGCTTATTGTTAGAAACCTTAAGCAACTAGTTGATGCACTAGAGTCCGAAGTCCATTCGGATGTTGACGCATATAAGTTTGAGAATTATACTCAACTAAATCCCACTGATTACGATGAGGTCTTTGATGACGAAGATTGATACCCCTATTAAATTAGTAAGTGTTACTCCTGATGCTGAACAGCACATGGCATATGTTGCTCGTGTCAGTAACCCTAGTAATCAGGGTAATGATAAGTTTGCTGGTCTTCTTAAGTATTGTATTCAGCACGGTCACTGGAGTGTCTTTGAACAAGCATTCATGACAGTAGAGATCAACACTACTAGAGGACTTGCTGCACAGATATTAAGACATAGATCATTTACTTTCCAAGAGTTTAGTCAGAGATATGCTGATACTAATCTTCTTGATAGTGTGATTCCTGTTCCTGATCTTCGCAGTCAGGACAGTAAGAATAGACAAAATAGTAATGATGACATACCAGAAGAGAAGAAGGAAGAATACCAAGCACTTATTGCTAGGCATTTTTCTGAAGCAATGGATCTCTACAATGCACTCCTACAAGAAGGTGTTGCAAAAGAGTGTGCGAGATTTGTTCTCCCATTAGCAACACCTACAAGAATATACATGACTGGTTCTGTTAGATCGTGGGTTCATTATATTGATCTACGTTCTGCACATGGAACACAAAAAGAACATATAGATGTTGTAGCAGAAATTCGTAAGATTTTTTCTGAACAATTTCCTACTGTTGCAGAAGCTCTAGATTGGGCTAAATAACTATCCCTTGTAAACTTTTATGGCTACCTATCCTGTTATTAATAAAGAAACTGGTGAACAAAAAGAAGTGTCTATGAGCGTTCATGATTGGGATCAGTGGAAGACTGACAATCCTGATTGGCAACGGTATTTCACTCCTGAAAATTCTCCAAGTTTAGGTGTTGAGGTTGGTGAGTGGAGAGATAAACTTGTTAATAAGAATCCTGGATGGGGAGAAGTCCTCAAGAAAGCTGACAAATCTGGAGGTATCTCTGGACGGTTAGCTAAAAAAGGTTCTTATGAATCTCAAACACAATCTGCCTTTGATGTTGAATAATTATGCCACGTAAAAAGAAATCCGATCAACCTATTGGGGTTGGTTTAAGTATGTCAGCAAAGCAGATGAAGAGAAAGAAACCGATTAATACTGACATGATGAGAGAGATTGAACCTCTCACCCAAAATCAGAAAACTTTATTTGAATCTTATAGTAACAATAAGAATCTTGTTGCATATGGTTGTGCGGGTACAGGTAAAACATTTATTACCCTTTACAATGCACTTCAAGAGGTGCTTGATCCAAGTACTCCCTATGACAAAATTTACATCGTAAGATCTCTTGTAGCAACCAGAGAGATTGGTTTCCTACCAGGAGATCATGAAGATAAGTCATCACTTTATCAGATTCCTTACAAACATATGGTTAAATATATGTTTGAGTTGCATACGGAAGCAGACTTCCAAATGCTATATGGTAACTTAAAAACTCAAGGAACAATTGATTTCTGGAGCACCTCATTCATTAGAGGAACAACTCTTGATAAAGCAATTATTATAGTAGATGAATTTCAGAACTTGAATTATCATGAACTTGATAGTATAATGACAAGGGTAGGAGAGAGTTCCAAGATCATGTTCTGTGGTGATGCAACTCAAACCGACCTTCTTAAACAGAATGAACGTAATGGTATCCATGATTTCATGAGAGTCCTTCGTATCATGCCTTCT